GCAGCCTTAGAAGCTAAGCCTGAAACCGACACGAGTCAGTTCGCTACGAAGGAAGAGATACAGAATATTTCTCTCACTCCTGGTCCAAAGGGTGACCGTGGGGATCCTGGACCACAAGGAAACCCAGGAGAAGTTGGTCCTCAAGGATTGCAAGGTATTCAAGGAGAGCGTGGACCTCGTGGAGAACGAGGGGAACAAGGCCATGATGGTGTGGGGATTCCTCAGAAATTGAGCATTGAAGGAAACACCCTAATCTTATCTGATGGCGGTGGCAACGTCACTCTACCGACTTCGACTGGTCAGAATAACCAAGCGAACCAGTACGAAATTCACGGTCAAGGTATGCCAAACGGAAAGATTACTGCTCCAGTAGGTACGACTTATGTGGACACAGTAGCCACTAATGGAGCTTTGAAATGGATTAAACGCTCAGGAACTGACAATCAGGGCTGGGAGGTGCTGACTGGGGACACTGGTTGGCGTATTCTCCCTATCGTGTCAAAATTGGGTAACTCTTATCTCAAAGTAAGGCGCAAAAATGACACTGTGATGTATCAATTTGGTGGGCTCTCTTGGGGGTGGTTTGGTATTGTAAGGCGTGGAGGTGCGGGGTATCAAGTCCAGCCTAGTGACCGCGAGAGAAATTGTTATATCTTAGGATTGAACGCTGTCCCTCAAGGGTTCCGCTCAGAGTTTAGCCTTATTGGCGGGATATACAATGACAAAGGGGTGCCTTATGGCACCTGGTACTTAGGAGGTATGGGAGACAGTAACATGTTGAGATTTCAGTTTTCTGACCCTGTCCCTACTGACAGGGACATCGGGGACATTCGTGTCAGCTCTATCTCATACTTAACGAGTGAGCCTTGGCCTACAAGGCTCCCATAAATGAAAGGAATAAAAAATGGTAGAAATTATTAACCATACAATTTTTAATGGGATTTCAGGCTCCCGACCAACTGAGCGACCAAAATATTATGTTTTACATAATGATGCTGGTTCAAAAAGTGCAAAGGCCTATATCGAATGGCTTCAAGAACGATATGACAATGGGCAGTCTGAACTTGGTTTTGCTCATTACTACATCACAAGAGATGCAATTGTGCGAGTCGAAGACACATACAATGGTTCGTGGTCTGCAGCGAACTATGATGCGAACATGAACTCTCTTAGCTACGAAGTATGTCAACAATACAGCTCAACAGATGCCGAGTTCATTGAAAATGAAAACATGGTATTGCGCCAAATGGCTGAAGATATGACCTATTATGGTGATACTCCGAACTATTCAAATATCAAGTTCCATAACGAATTTTCAAGCACATCTTGCCCTGCCCGTTCTCTTGAATTGCACGGTGGCTACAATGACAGCCTGCGTGACTATGTGATTGCTAAGATTAAGCATTATCAGTCGCTCGGTTCAACTGTTCAAGAAATGCTCGATAATGAGGGCACCCAGGAAGGCTGGAAGAAAAATGCGACTGGCTGGTGGTACGTCAATTCAGACGGCACTTATCCGAAAAACAAGTGGCAAAAAATCAACGGTGTCTATTACTATTTCGACCAAAACGGCTACATGAAAGCTAACACATGGTACGATCACACAGACGGATATTGGTACTATTTGCTACCAAGCGGTGCCATGGCGACTGGTTGGGCGCTCATTGCAAATAAATGGTACTATTTCAAAGAAGATGGTGCCATGGCGACTGGTTGGGTCAAATATAAAGACCACTGGTACTACCTCGATGCCAAGGATGGCGACATGAAATCCAAGCAGTTCATTAAATCAGCCGACGGATCAGGTTGGTACTACCTAAAAGAAGATGGCAGCATGGCAGACAAACCAGAATTTACTGTCGAGCCTAACGGCCTCATTACTACTAAATAAAAAAAATACAGAAGGGCTTTCAAATTTTAATTACACTTACCGCTGGCATTCGCTAGCGGTTTTTTGTTTGCTCAAAATAAAAAAGCAGTGATGGTACTCACTGCTTTTCTTGTAGTGTATGGGCGTAAGAAGTCATGCTGATAGCGTGTTTTAAACGCATGTTCATGATATCCGATACACCATTTTTATATTTATCCACAGCTTGAGTAGATACGCCACAGTTTTTGCTGATAGCATAGGCTGTGGCGTTGTCTAAAAGCCAGCGGATAGCTTTAATATCTACTGACATATATTACCTCATAAAATACCAAACTGCAAATAGGAGTAGAAGAAGTCCGATAATAAATTCAACTTTTTCACGCTTGGTGGTTTTTCTAATTTTTAGATTTACTTTCATTGTTTTTCCTGTTATAATTTAAGTACACCCCCGAAGGGGTGGATAGTGATTTCTCACTATCCAATTTCTAAGTGCCATTCAAAGCTGATTATAAATAAGTTTATTTTGACTACTAGCTTATTTGTTTTTACTTTGAGTGGCTTCTTTTTGAACTTAAACATTTTGTTTTCCTTTCTACTAGTTTCCTTGTCTAAGGTTTCCTCCTTAACCTTATGTATCTATTATACAACTAAAGTTACATAATGTCAATAGTTTTTATGAAGTTTTTTTAAATTTTTTCAAAAAAAATAGGCCTTGTCCAGAGGTCGGGGAGTCGGAGGGGACACCCTCCAATGTAAACTATTAGAACTAAATTGTAGCCTTCTCAACTATACGGGCAAAGGTGAGTATGAAAATGAATACGAAGATGAATACGATTTAAAAAAATGACGAAAAATAACGGAAATGATTTTAAATAAAAATAAGCAAAAACTAAACTATTGATAAGCAACAGAAAGCATTAGTAAACATTTGTCACTTATACCATA